CTTAAGTTCAACCTACCTCAATGCTTACATCTATACCAGAGTGTCTTCGGACCTCTGTAGTTAGATGTTTAGAATTGTATGCCCATTTGGGGCTTCAGGATCCAGTTATGGATCCTGACCACTATGTGTCTTATGACACACGGTGGTGGCCGGAAGGCTCCCTCCGCTCTTTCGGGCGGATGAAGTTTACGGTCAAGCCTTATAGGGGACCAATTCCCCTCCATATGGCTGATCCGCATCAGCGGATCGACCAGGAGAAGGATCGGTTCCGACTACAGGCGGCATACAAGCGCTTAAGCGCTTGTGGCCTGTCGCTGGCAGTGTCTCGCCAACTACTAGGTCGACCTATAGGTCAGATCTTAATGGTTGGAAGGATATGGTCCGCGGTACAGGATAACCTTTGGGTTTCCTCGCCTGAGGAGTTCTTTATGGAGCGCACACCGTCCATTCGGAAGTTCTTCCGATGGATTGTGAGCAATGCTCTATATAATCCTGATCGTACCATCAAGCTCTGGAAGCAGCTGGCTGCTTATGCAGTCTTCTGCGGAGCTGATGGTATTGGGTCTGCCCCGGTCCCGGACCGTGGCTGTCTTGGGTTCGATGACCACGGACAGTTCACTGGAACTGGGATCATTTGGCTTGACCATGTCATAAGACGTGGAATCAAGACCAAAGGGGAGGCAACACGTTTGTCGGCTTTCACGTCGACGCGAGGATTCCCTCCGGGATCCAAGAAGGCACAAGATGCGGCTCTTAAGAGTCACAAAGCCAACTTGGGTTTCCGATGTAAAGCGCTTCCTGCGTTTAGATCCGAACTTCTCTTCCGTTTGGGAGAGCAGATTGGCCGGGACGTTAAATCCCGGTTACGTGGGGGCCGTCCTACGACGGACCCCGGTCACGTAAGTCTGAATTCATCAGGTTGCGTGGAGTTTTCTCGCGAAGAAGGCGGGAAGGCCGCAGCCTTACGGCTGGGTCTTAAGGCCTGGTGCGAAACTGTGCCCTTGGAGGACAGAGAGCGGTTCTCTCCTATCGGTCATTTGATCGAGGAGAAAGCCGGGTTGCCAAGATGGACGACTGTTCGTCTCTCAGAGGCAACTGACCAGGATATCGATCCAATTACTTGGGTCGACAACCCGGTTCTCTTTGAACCCTATCTAGATCCATTGGCCAGAATGCCGTTTCCTGCTTATGCAGGTCTAAATCGACATACTGGTCTGTGGATCTTCCAAGCCGCAGCTGATGCTGCAGTCGACAGAGGAGTCCTCACTCCGGCTTATGCCAGAGGAAGAGAGGATCCCGAAGTTGAGGCCGCTTTCGTGCCTGAGCCTGGGAATAAAGTTCGCGTCGTGACAAAGACGGAATGGTGGTGCTCAACGTACCTCCAACCGTTTGGTCACTTCATGAACCATTATTTGAGCTTCCTCCCCTCGGCCCGTGCCGGACTTACGTCCGCGTACCAAGGGTTTGAGTGGTGTAAAGCAGCTCAATATAAGAAATATGACGAGTCGCAGGAGGAGCTTGTGTTCCTCTCGAGCGACTTGTCAGAAGCGACAGACCACGCCCGTCATGACGTGGTTAAGCCGCTTATGCATGGCTTTCTCGATGGGCTGGGGTTTTCTGCCGACTACTTAAGTAGTTGTGTAGATCTCCTCGCAAGCCCGAGAATAGTCACTTACCCTGACGAGGTCATAAGATCACGTCATGGTATTCTTATGGGTGACCCCGGCTGTAAAGCCGGTCTCACTCTTCTCAATCTCGCCGCTGAACGCGAGGCGGCCTATCTCTATCAACTAGGGAAGGTCCGTCTTAGAGAGATTGATATCCACGTACCACTTGAACTTCCGTTCCGCAATTTTGCGTGTGCGGGAGACGATCATCTGGCCGTGGGACCTCTTCTGTATATCTCTTACATAGGTAAGAGCCATACAGTTAATGGTATGAAGATTTCTCCGGGGAAACACTTCCCAGCTCGCCGTATGGCGAGATATTGTGAGGAATCAATTGTTAAAGTCGGAAAACTTAAGTTCTTCGGCAATAAACTCATGGGGAATTATTTCCAACATGGTCATGTCGACGCGGTCAAGGTCCGCCTTCTCTCTCAAGAGGTGAAGGGGGTCGATGTCCGTGACGATCGTAACCCAGCCCCGGGGAAGGGTGCCCAACTGTTCAAACAAGTCCAGTGGGCCCCGCCGGGTTTCTCAAACTTTTATAAGTTTGGGGTTGGGAGTTATTTCATCTTGAAGATGAAGGGATTGGTTTCAGGCATAGACCTGATAGCCAAGCTTCCAGTCCAACTAGGTGGGCTGGGCTTTTGCCCAGACCCATCTTCGGAAGATTGGGAGGAGGTTCTTGAGATGTGCAGTCCTGCACATATTAGAGCCATACAATGGGTTGCCGGCGGATGCCGACTTCCCGTTGTTTTACAAGCCCTATCATCGATAGGTACTCGTTCTTCGGCGCGTGGCGTTGAAGCAAGGAGTGATGAGGAGCATTTATGCTTCTTCATGCACTCTTTTGCTGCCATGCATATGCAGAACGATTTCATGGGTCATTTTCCCCCTATAAAGGAGGTCCTTGTCCCAAATATCGTCTCTGAGCAAGAATTTGCCCAGTTACGATATCATGATCAAGTCAAGATCCTGAAGGAAAATGGCTTTGAACTCCTTAGAACTCTTGTACAAGAGTTCAATCGCCCTACTCTCTTCTCCGAATTACTTCGGGGAGAGAGGGAGGTGCGAGATTGGAGAGAAGTCCCCTTCCCAGTGCGATTAATTCGCATGGAGAAGGGTCTAGCCTCCGCGTTTGCCGCTTATGACGGCAAGCCCGGGGGTCCGCCGGACATTGACTGCGTTGCCGCGATCAGGTTTCTTAAGAAATCTGGCAGCTCGGAGTCAATGTCCAAGTTGATCAATAAGGACCAGGTCATAGAGATCGGCCTTATTGAGCATTTACTTAATGAAGCGCTTAAGCACTTTATTAATAATGTAGATGCTGATCTTAATCGACACAATGTGCCCGATTCCCTCAGGATTTGGCTTAAGCCTTATCTTGAACGGTATGCGGTACATGTGCGACATCCTCATAGAGGAGATCTGCTCGAAGAATCCGTCGATGATGAGGGATTCATTCGAGCTGCACCTCCGCCCGACGCGGAGAAGATCGGACCTAGGCCCTATCTTCTCCCCATCATTCGGGCGAACAAACCCGTACTTCGACTCCCTATGGAGCCGATGCGGTACAGGGAATAAGCTCCGCTTTCACCCAGAAGGGTCCGCCGTAATGGCCGGCCCTCCCCTTGGGGACCTGGAAATTAATCCAGGATACGGAAAGATTGCGCCTTATAATAACAGAGTAGGCTGGTTCCGAAGAATCCAGTTTTGCCTGTTGGCTGGACAGGAACAAGTTCCTGACCATCCCCTATTATCTCCAGGTAGGAGGAGCGCATAGCCTTCTACTTTTATAATAGAATCGTTAATACAATTCTAGACAAAAGTCTAGCTACGGG